TAAGTCCACCATCCAATCGACAACAGAGCCTTTATGGACGGCTTGTTGAATGTTAAAGAAAGGCCACCCTTTACGCATAGTCCATTCTAGGGGGCGTGGCTCACCCTTTTCATCAATAATGAAGGCTAGGTCTACGAATCCTGTATGACCAATGTAGCAAAGGTAGTCTTCAAACTTTTTAAGAGTGTCATTAAACAGGTTGGATTCTGTGCAGTATTTAAGAACAGTACCCTGCTCCCCCGTATTACAGCCATAGTTGCCAGACATGAGCTTCTTGTGCTCAAAGCCTTCTGCAACGTTCTTGTTAAATCCGTTAGGCCCAATCCAAGCACCTACACCAAATTCAATACCTGGCACAAACTCTTGGAGAATAAAGTCCCGTTGTTTACCGTTTGCTTTCCAACGCTGCAACATGAATACCATATCAGCAGGAGATTTGGAAACATAGGACAGAGCCTTGTCAGCGTCTCCTGAGGGCTTGGAGACATACCGCTTAGGGTTAGCCTTAACGAAGTCTATGGCAGAGTTGTAGTCATGGAACTCAAAAGACGGAACTACGGCTAAACCGCCCTTACGCATAATCTCTTGACCATAATCACGGTCTAGTTCCATCTTGGCACCCAATTGGTTTGTCCCGATGATTGGATAACCCTCTTCGTGGTATTTCTCCAATTTACGCATCTCAAATGCGTTGTCTGACAAAACAATAAGGTCTGCTTGTTTAATGTACAGTTCCCAGTTCAAGACTTGGTCAATAATGCCTTTACCAATCTTAGAACGCTCTTGACCATGTGGGCGTACATATTGCTTAACGGTGTGTCCTTCTGCCATACAGCGAACACCAAAGTCAACTAAAGCACCAGCAGGGTCAATGAGCAGAATAAACATTACTTACTCTTTTTTTTGGATTTACCGGCTTTAGAAAGAGCAATAGCTACAGCTTGTTTCTGTGGCTTACCAGCCTTCATTTCGGTCTTAATATTTTTTGAAATGGTTTCTTTTGAACTACCTTTTTTGAGTGGCATTATTCTTCTCCTGATACGGCTGACATATAACCAGCCTTTAACAATAAACTTGCTGCACGGGACACATCTTTACCAGTTTTTGCATTATTAATTACATCGCTAATCTTCTGAAATTGTTGTGGGTCTTTAATAATAAGTTGTTTGACATTTGGGGCAATATTAGACCAAAGTGTCTTAGCTTCTTCAACTGGACGACCTTTTAAATAATAAGCTAACTCTTGTTTAAATACCTTTCGACCTAAATCGTCTTTAGCGAAATTGCCCATTTGTTTGTTAATTTCTTTAAATCCTTCTTTAGACTTAAATAATTCTGGTAATGTATCTTTAGCAATAGCAACAAATTCTTTTTCTGAGGCATTACGAGCAATTTTTTCAGCACCACCTGGAATAAACTTGTTTACTGCTTCTCTAACAATATCTTGTTCTTTTTTACTCAACGCTTTAAATTCATCAGATTTGAGATTATTAATAACAGCATTACCATCTAAAGCATTGCCTTGTTTGTCTAAAAACAAATGTCTAATTTTACCTGCAGATGAAGCACGAGATTCTTTTGGAAGTTCAGAAATTGCAGTTTGTAAATCAGACTTTAATCCTGCTCCAGTTTTTTCTGCCAAGGCTTTGTCATATCCAGCTTTAGCATCTTCATATAATTTGTTGACATTAGCCCCTTCTCCATGAGTAGCCTGTAATTCAGCTTTAAAGGCATCACGAGCTTCTGTGGTTGCACCTGCAGTTATTGCTTTTTCACCCAATGCTTCTTCGGCAGCCCTGCCTGATATTTTAGCTTCAGGCAACATATTAACCAGTTTACGAACAGTACCATATTTCGGAATCATATTTTTGGCTAATTCACTAACCATGTTTCCAGCAGATTGTGCTAATTTATTTTGAGCAATTATTTGAATGCCCTTTTGAGCAGGAACGGCACCTGCACCAATCATATCTGCTAACTGTTGTGTTTTTTCGCTATATCCTAGTTGTTGGGCAATAGCACTAAGTCCTCCACCTACAAATCCAGCACCAGCACCTATAGTTGCCCCACCAATAGCTCCAGGCACTCCGCCCATTAATCCAACTCCACCACCAACAAGTGCTCCTGTAGTTGCTCCTGAAATAGCCTTTTCAACCATTTCTTTTGGAGTCATTTTTCCAGCTTGTGATGGGTCACGGGTAGTTAACTCTTTAGTAAACTCTTGCATTTGTTCCTGCTGTTGTTTACCAAGACCAATTACATCACCTAACTTTTGTTTAGGTTCTTCGCTTTTAGGAGCAGATTGACCAAGGTGAGAAAGAATTTTTTCTTTTGCTTTGCTTGGGTCTGTTTCAGATATGTCGTAATGCTGACCTTGATATTCGTATACTGGCATAGTTAGTCTAGTTTAATTGGGTCTTCTTTAGTGCCAGTGCCTTGAACTTTTTTCTCTGAATCTGATTTTACTTTTTTAGCATCAATAGGGCCTTCGCCAATTGGGTTTTTTGTAGTGAATTCAGTAAAGCTCAGGTTAGGATTCTTTTTAGAAGCCGCCATAGCTTTATCAATATCTTTTTGAGTAAATGGAATAGCTTGACGGACAGCTTCTACACCTTCTTTGATAAGTTGTTTACGCTCGGGAGACAGTCTTGGGTCATTTAATTGAGCTTCTGCTGAAGAGTCAACAATACGACGCATTTCAGCCATTTTATCCAAAGCCACTGATAATTTGGCACCAGCAGGAATAAATGTTCCGTTTTCAATACTCTTGGTTAATCCCACCAATCCAGTCGCAGCACCACCAGCTTCAAGGGCAGCCAAGCCACGTGAAACGCCAGTCATACGAGTTTGTAACATTTGTGATGACTCGTTTGATAAACTTTGATTTAGTGCTGACAAAGGTGCTGTGTATAAACCACCAAATTGACTTTGTTTAAAGATTGGGCCAGTAGTAATTGGCAAATCAGCAACGTTAACCAATGCGTCTGCAGTTTGTTTAAATGCTTGGATAACACGAGTTTGTTGAGGTGTTTCTCTACCGGTGCCACCTTGAATTGCAGCAATCAATTTATTGTTTTGTAATTCTGCACGTTTTTCGTCTCTTTGTGCTTTTGCTTCTGCACGGTCTTGTGATTCTACTTTTGCTCGCATCGCAGGAGACATTTTAGAAAGAAGTCTATCTTTCATTTCAGGAGACCAAGTTGTAGGAAAATCTTTTGGTGCTTGAATGCCGGTGCGTTCTAAAGCATCTTTCAATCTTTGGTCATATTCGGCCTGACTATTAGCACCATATAAAGAAGAGGCAAAGTCATCTTTAGCTTCAGTCTTTAGTTTTTGAGCTTGTTCTTTTGCTCTTTGTGCATTGTTCATGTATCTACGAGCTTCCATGCCAGCAACTTGAGCCTCTTTAGTTTGACCCATATCAGCAAGAAACTTTGCTTCTTTTGCTTGTGCTTGTGCGTTTTGTTCTTCTTTTTGTGCAGTCATTAAAGTTTGATTAACTAAACCAGCACTAGTCAACTCACCATCAGGAGTGGTCAGTTTGTATTGAGGCCCAAGCATATTGCCAGCCATTTGTCCTAATGCTTGTGGTTGACCACCTGCAGCACCAATAGTACCAGCCATAACAGGAAGGCCTTTAGCTTGTGCTGCTTCTTGTGCTCGTTCTTGTTGTCTTTGTTGTAATGCTTGCGATTGTAATTGGTATTGCTGATAACCTACATCTGCTTGACGCATAGCACCAGCAGGGTCATAAGAAGTTGCTAAGTTAAATAATTCTGAGCCTAAACCAGCCATAATATATCCTTAATTATTCAGACCTGGTGACGGTTGATTGTATTGTGAATACAAAGTAGCTAATGGGTTAAGCACATTTTGTGCTCCAGTAGCCATTGCTTGTAAACCACCTAAATTGCCGCCTAACTGTCCAGCAATTAAATTACCTTGTGCAGTAGCACCAGTAGCGGGAGCTTGGTTAGCACCAGATAATGTAGCCAACAAGTTTTGTTGTTGTTGCAGGTTAGATGTGGCATATTGCTGACCAAACTGTTGAGCTTGTAATAATCCACCACCGGATACCAAACGACCTTGTGCTGCTTGTTGAGCTTGTTGAGCTTGGAGACCTTGTTGAAGGTTAAATTGATAGCCTGGGGTTGTAGTAATTGTACTAGGGTTCATCAACAAGTTTTGCAATTGAGATGCGGCTTGTGAACGGTATGCTGCATAAGGGTCAGCTTGTAATTGACCAACTTGTTTGCCAGCTTGTCTAGCTTGTTGACCACCCAAAAATTGGCTTATACCACCAATTATTTGAGCACCAGTTTTGGCATACCCTAAAACATCGCCTAATGAAGTGCCACCAGTTCCCCCTTCTGCAACAATATTGCCTGCTGCATCCAGGATATTACCACCTTGAATAGAACCCATAGTACCATCAGCCAGTTGGAATGGTACAGACTCAGCACCTGCTGCTGCGGTTTCTAATGCGGGGGTTGCTGCAGCTAATTGCTCTGCCGTTACACCTGCTGCTGCCAAATCACCTGCAGGAACACCTGCTGACAATAAATCAGCAACGGGAACTCCTGCGGAAACCAAATCTGCAGTGGTAGTACCTGCGGCTAAAGCATCACCAACACTAGCGGCACCTGCTGCAACGTCTGCTGCAGTAGCAACTCCTGCATCAACTGCTGCGGTTGCTGCTACATCTGCTGCGGCTACACCAGCATCTACTGCTGCTGCACCTCCGAATGCTTCTCCAACTGCGGCGACTGCTCCACCCATAATCTATCCTATCATCTTAGTAAACATACGCTCAGTCTCTTTATATCCTAAACGTTCAAATATTGGCCCTACGTCCTGATGTACTTTTACATTCATGGACAGCTTTTTAACTCCGTACTGCTTCATTATCTCTTCGGTCTTAATGAACAATTTTACACCTGTCAAGCCCTTACGATAATCTTTGGCGATGAAAAAAATGTCATCCATAGCCATAAATTGGTCTTTATAATGGATGTGATGGTATAGCATTAATATGCAATATCCTACCAATTTTCCATCATCTCTAGCGGTTACTATCCTCATTTGACCTGATTTGAACATCTTTTCATATCTGTCGTAATCAGGGTTTAATTTAATAGTATCCTTATGTAGGGCTATTTCTTCCCAATGGTCTTCAAGTAATGGTTTAATTTCGTCAATAACTTGGTCGTAAGTTTCTTCTTTGTACTCAATCATGTATCCCCCGATTCAACGTCTACCTCAAAGTACTCTAATCTTAACGCACAATTGTCTTGGTGTAAAAGGTCAAAAGAGCGTCTACGACCCTGCCCTAGTCTATGGACTTCGGATTTAGAGGTATTAAGGTTAACGTTCTGCCACGCAGAATATGTCTGATAGTCGTCTGAGGTATACCGGACTAGAGCGTAGGAATCAACCTTATCTCCGACGATTTGGACGCTTCTCCAAAACTTACGTAGGTTGGTGCCACCATCGACCAAAGGAGTCCTTGCAAAGACGTTTATAGGGTTTCCGTAGTCTTGGTAGGTGTTAGGGTCAAACTGATAGATAACGCCTGAATTGACGTGTTGTAGAAGGTCTAAAGTACCAAATTTGGCATAGAACTGACCAAGGAAGTAAGTCTCTTGGTTATTCTCCATAGAAGACCAATATGTCCAACCATTTTGTGCAAAGTCATATACTAGGGTATACCCTAAGTCTCTCAAGGTTAGTACGTAAAGTGAATGGCCTGAAATCTTAATACTGAAGGCATAAGCATAATCTGGATTACAGTTATTCAGAATACGCTCAATGTATTGGTTAGAAATGACCTGTGGAGTTTGTCCAGCCATAGCCATTACTTGATAACCCTTTTGTTTGGCACTAGACATCCAAATTAAGGTATTGTCCATTTGTACCAAAGAATCTTCGGCTGCAGCACCAAATTGAATTACAGCATTCTGATAGGGTAAGAATGGGCTACCTGGTGATGTACCTGCATCATAGAAGAATTCAATATGATGAGAACCAAAGGTAACAATGTAGTTAATTGTCCGACCAATAGCTACAAGCGGGTCTGCATCGGATACGACTCCAATGTAGTTAATTGCTTGCCATGTAGTTGGGTCTTCTACGTTAGAGTTGTATAACAACCCTGCAGGAGTTCCAACAACATAGTACCCATCTACGAAAACAGCACCTGAAACAGTAGTCCCAGGATAAGAGGTAGTAAAGGTAAGAGTAGTACTTCCACTAGCTGTAGCATTTTGACTTAAAGTAAGAGCAGTTCCAAATACGGTTAAAACATAAGTGCCAAGAGGTATTCCTGTTCCTGTCACAATCTGACCAACTTGAATTGCACTGTTGGATGCAGATAATGTTACTACAGGAGTACCTGATACCGTAGTACCACTTTGCGTCGTAATGGTGCCTTGAAGGTCTAAAATGGTGCCTGAAGCTAAGAAATAGACATATCCGTGGTTTTCATTCTTAAAAAATACTTGAGTGCCGTCTACCGAATAAATCCAATCGTATTCATCACTAGCATCTACCGTGCCCTTAGCAACGTTATTGTCATAAAAGGTTCCGTTAACAATGCTGAGTAAGTGTGTGCCTGCAGCAAAGACTCCTAGACCTACACCGGTGGTAGGAGGAGTTTGATAAGTCAGTAGACCTGGACGTTTGACAATTGCAGAAGACTCTTTCTTCTCAATCTCAATGATAGCGTTACCAACCTTGCTATCTTTGTTTAAGGTGCCGTCACGACTTCCAATGTTATGCCCCATTGGGACACGGCTGATTGGCATAATTAGCTGTAATATCTATTAGAAGGTTGGAATGCGGTACTAGCTTCTTCCTGACTCCAATCCGTCATTACTTCTTCTAGTTTAGCGGCACGTTGAGCTAGTTCGGCACGCACTTGTGCAGGAACTCCATACTCAAGAGATAGCTGGTCTGCCAATCCAAACTTAAGGCAATTAAACCACTCAGAAGGAAAGTCAGGAATATCGTTAGGATTGAGCACATCATCTACCGGCATTTGAACCTGTAGGTGAATGGTGTAACCCGTAGCTGATGGGGTGTCGTAAACATATAACACTCCATTAGTTAACTGTGGGTCATAGTATACTTGGTTAGGAATGCCTTGTGAAGGCTTGTAACCTTGTTGCATATACTCTTGACGAGAGATAACCATTAAGGTGGTATCTTGGTTCTGTGGGTTACGGATAAACGCCATAACTACTCGTAATGGACGAGTGCAGATGACATCACCGGTTGGGCCAAGGTTATAAGTATTCTGTCCAATTACCATAGGAACTTGTAGGTCTTCTACTTTCCATAATGGCATTCCCTTGGTTTGTAACTGTTTGATGTACAGATTTAAGGCTTGAGAACAGTTATTGTAGTCGTCGTCTGTGGGGGTATCGCCAGCACCAATAACGCCCAATACACGCAAGGCACCATTGATTACGGCATTACGAGATTGTGTATAGGCTGCGGTCATTGTTATCCTAGTAATGCTGTTACTTCAGCTTGTGTTAGTCCTAATGCTGTTAGTTTAGCTAGTGCAGAAGCCTTTGCAGTTGCTTGTGCTTGTTCTGCGGCAATTAAATTTGCTTTTTTTGTAGCATCCACAGTTACTACACCGTTGTTCAATACCCAAGCATCAAAGTATTTAGCATCATCGCCTTGCGGAAGTGCTGATGTATCAACAATCATCGCACCTTTTGGGCAGTCTTTTGCTAATACTTCGTTAATAGGTAATTCTCCTGTTGGAATACAGACTGAAACACAACCAAAAGAATTTTCGTAAATAATTACTTGCGCCATGATTTATGCTCCATGAACTGTTATATATACTTGGTCATAATCTTCTGGACCAACTGTAGCTGAAGTTATAGTTAAAAATCTAAAAGAAGATGTTGAAGGTGTTGTGTTGTAATAAATAACTACACTTCTACCATAACTTGTATTAGTTTGTGAAGATGTTGGTTTGCAACAACCAGTAATTGAATAATATTGACTTGATAAAGATGTTGCAAAATTGAAAGTGTAGTCACCAGCACCATTTCTAGTAATAGAGCTACAGTTATATGAACTATTAATCGTACCACTAGAGCCTGTAAAATTGACCCATGCTTTACATAATTGACTTGTAGAACCAGTTAAACCAGCAGTAGTCTGCGTAGTGCTATCACTAAATGTAATTGATGGGCTAGAGCCATTGATTATGGTTGTCATTATGCTTTCACCTCATCGGCTGAATATTTGCTTTTCATATTTTTCTTACGACCTTTCAATGATGCTGATATTTTGGCACGAGTTTCAGGACTGCGATACGCACCTTTGTTTACGGATACACCAATTTTTTTCAAACGCATTTTTTCCAAAACTTCAGGTGTGTGCTTTTTGCCGTAAAAAGGATTGCGTTCACCTTTCATGCTTGCACCCTTCATACCAGTTTCTTCGACCAAATTAGCCCATTCATCACTATTGACAATATCATGGTCAGCAGAGAACTTTTTAGCCGCTTCTAGGCATCTTTGCTTGTCGGTATATACGCCCATTATGCCGACTGTAATATCCTTACCATGAACCTTTAAATGGTTATTCCAACGAGTTCCACTACCTTTGTAACTGTAAATCCTGTATAGCAAGGATGTCTTACAAAAGTACTTTAAGCCAGTTATGTTATGTTGCATAACTAACAAAGCGGTAGGTGGAAAATCTTGATTAAGCATTTTCATCCGCAGGTTCGGCAACATTGCCTTCAGCTACCCATTTTAGGTAGGCTTGGTAATTTATATTATTTGGGTCTGCTGGAAACGATGTAAAATTATTATTTCCGTTATCACGAATAATATAATTTTCAATAATCCCATTTACATCAATATTTAATAATTTATACATTTTATAACTCCGATGATATGCCTATATATCCAGCACTTGCATTGCTTGTGCCAAAATAGGGTCTATATTGAGTCAATCCTGAAGCAGCAGTTAAATTTAAACCAACGGAATCAACAGAAGAACCACTAAATATAGTAACTGAAGTAATAGCAGTAACAGTAGCATTATCATCAACTGCTATATTAGAAAAATCAACAGAACTTGGGACATCTCTTAATGTAACTTTAAGTTGATAAGTAGACCTAGCTAAAGTTCCATTTACACCTGAACCCAAAGCAGTAATATATTTATATCCTGAACCTGCAGATGTTCTTTGATAATACCGTTGGCATAATGCTAATTCTTGCTGTATTTGACGATATTCATATCCAGTAGCACTACTTCCCTTCTCTAATTGCACCCCCGTGATGTAAAAGGTTGCTCCGTTTGTTCCTACTACGGATGTTGCTCCTGTGGCTGAAAAATATGCACTACCAGCCCATGAACCAGCCGTACCACTATATGTAGAACCTACGCCAAGACCGAAAGTTACTTTTAATCCAACACCATTAGTTGTTAGCCAAGCGCCTGAAGTATCTCCAGCAACAGTTATTGAAATAGTAGTCCATGTATTAGCTACTGGTACAGAATAAGTAAAAGGATAACTTCTATTATCGGCAGAATTTCTTAAAGAACCGCCAAAAGTACCAGTTAATGAAGAATATACTTGAAAAGACAAGGTTACAGTTTTAGCGTTAGCTGTTCCCCATCCTAAATCATAAACATTCAAACCTTCAATTAATTGACTTAAAAGAAAATAATCTCCTGCACCTACTGAATAAGCTGAAGAAGAAGTTAATCCCAAATAATTTTTAAACCCTGCTGGCAAAGTAACTGAACCAGCATTTTGCTGTGCGGTTAATTTAGAACCTTGACTAGCACTTATAAAAAATCTATCAACTGGAAATGTATAGTCATTACCTGTTATAGAAGCACCACTATTTCTTTGGTCAATTTGCATCTGTCCATTTATGATTCTGTTACGCATAACAGATGAAATAGGTGCTAATACTCCGCCCTGAGAATCTGAGTGTATATCAGCGTTAATTAAGCCATAAGCCATTATCTTGCTCCATGATTAGCGAATTCGCCATGATATTTATTTCTTGCTTCGATGGCGACCAACTCCGCAAGTTCCAAATCTTCTACAAAAACACTAACAATTTTCTTACCATTCTTGGCTAATTGCACCCAGTATTTTTGATTTTGTTTATGCCAGCTAATGTTTTTC